CTCCGTAAACAAATTCATACACCGCAACCATATCATCAGTTTCCATATCCGAAAAATGTGTGGTATCATTTTCGGTAATAACATCAATAGTTGATAATGTATTATATTCTCTAAGTAAAAGTTCTTTTACTTCTCTAACACCACCCTCTGTATCAATGATACTTAAACTACCGTCTTCGATGATAATTTTTTTGTTTGGTAATGTTTTCATAATGGTTTCTGTATCTACCATTAATTGAGTTCTTATTTTACCTATCAACTCTGAATAGTCTGTGAAATTAATCTTTTCCATATTGTTAATAATTTAATTGAGTACAAAGATATAGATATTTTTTTTAATGTGCAAATTTTAATGCAAATTAATTTCAGTAATAAAAATTCTTTCAGCTTGATAACCTTTTGCATTTAATTTTTCAACAACATAATCAGCAATATGATTACTATATTGTTCTTTTTCCCAAGCCTCACTAAATGCTTTTTCAGCAATATCATCAATTGATTCTTCAATCAATGTTATTGGGCTTAACATATCACTTGACATTTTTAATTTTGATTGAAAATTAACTTTAATAAGTCCATAAGATTCTGAATCGTGGGTTAATTGTAAAAACTTCATAACGTTTATATTTTAATTGTTCGACAAAGATAAGTATATTTTTTTTAATGTGCAAATTAATCTATAAGAATTAATGAATTATTTTTACCCAACTCACTAAATTCTCTCTCATCATACACATCAAGCCCCTCAATATAACACAATCTAATTGCCGACTTATTGCAATTTTCAAACACATCATTTGTATTCAAGGTAAATGTGTTATCCTTAAATAATGAATTAATCATTTTTTCTGTTAATTCATTTCGTATCTCTTCGTTTTCTGAATCCTGTCCACTTTCAAAGTACCAATCCAAAAAACGGTTCTTTGTTATTTTGTATTCAATTGGTTCTTCGTAATTGTCTTCCAAACCACGATACCAAAGGTCTGGGCAATCGTGTGCATCGGATGTAACACCACAAATACATTCAATTTGCTCATCATCTGTTTTACAAAACATAACATCACCACAACTACCGCAAGTAACAAGGTTGATACCTATTTTGGTTATCTGCTCTTGAAAGGCAATTTGATTTAAAGCCCAATTTCTCTTATTCATATTGTTTAATTTTATGCAAAGATAAGTATATTTTTTTTAATACGCAAACTTTTATTTAAAATAATTTGTAACAAATTTCTCAATGGCTTCATCCCAATCAATATCATCAAATTCCCATTTATGGTCTTCGGGATATATTGTTATAAATAATTCTGCAATGGTAATAGCCAAATCAATCTGTTGATAAAAACTACCATTCACAATATCTTCCAATAATTGGTTATACATTATATAACCAACAACTCTTGCCGTTTCTTGATTCATACAATTTATTTAAAAACATTTTCAATAGTAATATCCATATCAAAAGTTTCGTTAGTTTCTTCCTCAACGAATTTATCTATCTCAAAACTATCATCTAAATACAACTCATCAGGTTCATCTAAAAATATTTTTAGTGCTTTCTCTGTTGCTTCTTGCAAATTTTCAGCCTCTACCGAAATTCTTTTGTAGCTTTCCCACTTAATCGGGATATTATAATTTTTTACCATATTATTTAATTTAATGCAAAGATAAGTATATTTTTTTTAATGTGCAAATAAAAATTTAAAAAAGGGAAAATTAATTCCCTTTCTCAATAAATCTTCTAAACGCTATTACAACATCGCCATAAGAAAAATCTTCATCAGCGGTTTCTCTAATATCATCACAAATGAAATCAAACATTACATCGTAATTTTCAGGTCTATCCATTTCAATTGCTTTAAACATATTTTCCAAATAAGTTTCAACAATAGTTTCCATACCGTCTTCCCCCATATCCTTACCAATTTCCTCAATCTCAATGTTGTGTCCTGTGAATTTTAAATCGTGCCATTCAGAACCTGTTGCATCACAATTAAGACAATCCCAAGGATATGCAATTGATTCTCCGTGTATATCCATACCGTCATACGATAATTCATTAGAACCACAACAAGGGCAAATACCCGCCTCAACTTTTTTACCATTGTATTGTTCGTCTTTATTTAATATTTTTTCCATATTGTTTATATTTTAATTTTATGCAAATATCGGTATATTTTTTTTAATACGCAAATAAAAATTTATTTTAATGAATAATTTATTAATTTTTCTTTGAAATTGCTTACAATCTCATCAACCGTTTTACCCGAAGCGAATATCTTGTTGTATTCAATTTGATATGTATTGTGTTTGTGTCTTCTGTAATCACGTTGTGTTCCTCTATGTGAAAATATTAAATAAAAGAACTCTTCCATGTGGGAATATGTAATTCTATCTTTATACATATGAGCAACAAATAATGAATAAGTGCCGTCCAATTTGATTTCATTTTTATCCTTATCCAAAAAGTGTTTTGGTTCAACTCTAATGTAACCATATTGATTTTCGGGGTTTGGTTCGTGCAACACCAAATCCTTTAATAATTCAATCTTTTTTAATTCGTTTGTAACTTGTGTAACGTTCATATTGTTTAATTTTATGCAAAGATAGTATATTTTTTTTAATTCGCAAGAAAAAATATAAATTTGCAGGTTAAAAATAATATCTCTATATTTGCACTTTATTTAACAATTAAAATTTATAAAAAATGATCACAATAGAAAGTAGTTGGGGTGAAATTACCACAGATGACGAAGGCAATGTATTAGAAATGGATGTATTAGAGATAGATGATAGTGGAGAAAGATGTTACCTATTAGATGTAGTAAAATTTGATATTGCGGAATGGGATAAATGGTATGAAGCTAAATTTAAAGAAGAAAGTCCAAAACCCGATGAATTTGATGTGTTAGAGTTAGGCTTTTGGAAAAAAGACGGAACTTATGAAGAGGCAGACAAAGAATGGAGAAAAGAAGCGTATATTTTTACAAACTAAAATTATAAGGTACAGCAAAAAAGTTGTACCTTTTTTTATTTTTATTTGCAGGTTAAAAAAATTATATATATCTTTGCATCATTATTTAACAATTAAAATTATATCATTATGGGTCAGTATTATCTTCCTATCATTTTAGGACAAAAAACAAACGAAGACGACAAAGAAGTTGTAAAAGCGTGGATGTATTCACACAAATACGGAAACGGACTTAAACTTATGGAGCATTCGTGGATTAAAAACAATTTTGTTAGAACTTTTGAAAGTCTATTAGCACCTAACGGAGAATATCATATGTCAAGGGTCGTGTGGGCTGGAGATTATGCCGAAGCTGAAAAAGATGTTATTTTGAAAAACGAAGACGGAGAATCTTTTGAGGCAAATCTTTATAATTTATGCAACAATGAAAACGAAATAACACCAAAAGAAACCAAAAAATATTATAGATACATTCTTAATCATACCAAAAAAGAATATGTTGATAAGGATAAAATGATTGATGATAACGGTTGGAAAATACACCCTTTACCATTATTAACAAGTGAAGCTAACGGACAAGGTGGTGGAGATTATTTTGCTAGTGGTGGTTCTGAATACATTGGTACGTGGGCAAGAGATGTTATAAGTGCAGATACAAAGAAACCAAAAGGATTTAAAGAAATTATACCTTATTTTTGTGAGCGTGACGAATTAGTACCAAAAGATGATAAAGAGGTTGTTTCGGAACTTTTGATTGATATATTTGATAGAATTAATATACAAACACCCAGCAATTTTGATACTATTTTGAATTTTATATTAAATGATATTCAAAAAGAAAATAAAATGGATTGGAACTCCGAAGATGTAAATTTCTCATTTAAAAATTGGATTGAAAGTCAAGTAAATTAAGAATGAATTAAAAGGTATAACAAAAAAAGTTATACCTTTTTTTATTTTTATTTGCAGGTTAAAAAAAATATCTATATCTTTGTCGAAAATTAAATTATAAGTTATGCAAAAAAGAACAATAATAAAAAACATTAAAAGAATCATTGATGATTTTGGTTCATTTGATTTATCTGAAATAAAAGCCGTTTCAAGTCCTTGTGTTGGTACATTGGGTAATTTTGTTGGCTTGGCTGAATCTTTTAATAAAAATGAGGTTAATGTTAGTGTATATGAACCCGAAAGTGCGAGTTCAGACCCGATGGATGAATACACTATCGAGTACGAGAAATTGGATAAAGATGTATTAAGTGAAATTCTTATTTATTGTGAAGAATGGGAAGCTGAATGTTTAAAAACAGAAAAAAGAATATCAAACTAATCTTAGAAAAGGTATAACAAAAAAAAGTTATACCTTTTTTTATTTTTATTTGCATATTAAAAAAAATATATGTAATTTTGTCGAAAATTAAACAATATGAAAAGATTAACATTGGAACAGAAAAAAATTGAATTAAAAAAGCTTTTAAATTCAGTCACTAAAAATAATCCCGAATTAACAATTCATTCTGTGAATAAAGGGGTTGATGCGAGATTTTGTGTTGCCGAGCGTATACATGGTGCTATGGATCCAAAAAGTGATTTTATGGATTATAATAATATGACAAGTTTCTTATATGGCGCAATGGCAGTTATTGATAACAGAATTAAATTCAGAAATGATAATTACTATCTAACTTTTCACACTTATTAATTTTTATTTGCAGGTTAAAAAAAATATATCTATCTTTGTAGAAACAATTAAGTTATGAGTAAGAGAAATAAAAAAATTAAAGTGGTATTTGTGTTTGGATTCAGTTCTATTGTTGAAATAGAAACTTTGGGTTAAGCAAATAAATAATATTTTTATTTGCACATTAAAAAAAATATCTATATCTTTGTCGAAAATTAAATTATAAACAATATGAAATAGTATATCAATCAATTGAAATCAAAATTAAACGACTATACCGAACCAATTGAGAATTTGGAGCGCAAAGGTATTGAGAACCTTAGTTTAGAGGAAACGGAGGACTATGGTTTCTTTTTAGGACAAAAAGAGTTATTGGAGGAAATCATACCAAACTTAGAAAAAATTTATTCACTAATCTAAAAACAACGTTATGAGCAAACCAAAATTTTATCAAGCAGTATTGCAGGAAGTAAAAGGAAATATATTAGACCACGTTTACCCACACTTAAAAGGTAAAGGACAATTAACAATGAAAGAAAGAATGGGTAGTGATAATGCAGAATGCCCCGAATGTAAAGAGAATGAATGGTGGTTGTACCCGAATGAAAGTGTAATGGTTGCGCAGGGTGGTAAGCCTTATATTGAATGCTTAAATTGTGGTCATATTACTCACTTATAAAAATAAGTTTGCAGGTTAAAAAAAATATCTATATCTTTGTCGAAAATTAAATTATAAACAATATGAAGTCATTTAAAATTAATTCAGCAGAACGTAAAATTGAAGTGGTTGAAATCAATTCATGGGAAGAGATTGCACCACAAATTGGTAATGGTTGCACCACATTTGCAGCACCTGTAACCTTAGACAATGAAGATACTATCTATGTCGATGATGAGGGTTTATTTAACTCATTTGAAGGTGGATTCAAAATGGAAGGTTGGAGTTATCCAATTGTTGGTAATGGTATTGTGCAGGGAACTGATGAAGAGGGTGAGAGTATCGAACCACTAACTACAAAAGAAGAACTTGAAAAAATGATTATTTGGGTAAGTAAAGAAGAGTGTTTGCGTTGGGCATCGAATTTTAATTAAAAATTAAGGGGGTAAAACCCCTTTTTTTTATTTTTATTTGCAGGTTAAAAAAATTATATATATCTTTGCACTTTATTAAATAATTAAATTATAAACATTATGGCAACACGTTCAAGAATTGCAATCGAATTACCAAGCGGAGAAGTACACTCAATCTATTGTCATTGGGACGGTTATCCCTCAAACAATGGTGCGATACTAAAAGAACATTACAACACAAGGGATAAGGTAACACAACTAATTTCGTTGGGTGATATTAGTTCATTACGACCAAGAGTAAAACCAAACCCTGATGAATTAGGTAAACATAATTTTAACACACCTATTGAAGACATTGTAATTGCATACCACAGAGATAGAGCGGAAGACTACTCAAAACCAAGAGTGAATGCTGATAGAAACGAATATAAAAACTCTGATATTGAGGAATGGGGTTATTTATTTACCAAACAAAATGAATGGTTGGTAGCTGAAAATAACTACAATAAAAACACGTTTAAAAAATTGGAAACGTATTTAAGTGTTTCTGAATAAAAGTTGAATTGATTTTTATACATACTTTAAGGAAAGGGTACAACAAAAAAAAGTTGTACCTTTTTTTATTTTTATTTGCAGGTTAAAAAAATTATATATATCTTTGCATCAAATTTAAATTATAAACAATATGAAAAATTTCCCACACGCAAAAATTAAAACCGAATTTGTAAATGATTTCGGTGAAACAATGAAATTGGTTGTTGATTCAGATGATCAAATCTGGGTGCACCACAATGATTGTAATAATGATTATGTAGAACTTGATAACTTTAAGTATATCTTAAATAGTTCAGAAATTGTTGTTATAACTTGTTTTATTGCACTTGCAAAAGGTTTATATAATATAGATAATAGTTCAATTGATGAGTTCATTGAATTTCAATCCAAGATTAACAATGAAATATTTAACATTAGTTTAAACTAAATAAATCAAGGTATAACAAAAAAAAGTTATACCTTTTTTTATTTTTATTTGCAGGTTAAAAAAAATATCTATATCTTTGTCGAAAATTAAACAATATGAAAAATTTATTCACAAATGATTGTCTTTCAGTTTCAGTAAGCCGATTACAAGAAGACAAAATCCGTTTATGTGTTAGTTCCGATTTTTCGGGTTCACAAAGAAAATCAAAATTATACGTTAACGAAGAACGTTTAAGCAATGATGTTGAATCCTTTTGGAAAAACACAAAAACAAAAAAGTTATTAGGTATGTCAGTATCTTTTGGCGAAATTGATTGGTACGATAATATGACCAATATATATGAAACACCGATTGTTAAAATTGAACGAGGTTTGAAAAAAGCGAGAGTTTCTTATAAAGACCACGGCTCAATACCAAAAGAATGGAGCGTTGATGTTTATTTTACCTTTGCCGATACAACAACAAATACACCAATAATGGAAGTTGTTAAAGGTGCTTTGGGTTCACGTTTTAATTCAGATGCTGAAAAAAAGTTTATCAAAGAACTTAAACCTTTTCTACAAAAGAAAATAACAAGGACAAGTTGGGAAGCTGAAAACAAGTATTAATTAGTATTTAAAAGGTATAACAAAAAAAGTTATACCTTTTTTTATTTTAGTTTGCACATTAAAAAAAATATCTATATCTTTGTCGAACAATTAAATTATAAACATTATGACAAAATTTGCAAGAAAATGCGATGCCACTGGCAAAGGAATGAATGAGGGATTTTGTGTGCTAGACGGACACAAATACTTTTCAGAAGAAAAACATTTAATAGAATTTTTAAGAGAGGGTAATACTAATTCGGATATTGTTTGTGATAAGGAATTGCTTGAAGAAGCCTACAAAAATGAAGTGTATTACTATACTGAATGGGAAGACGAAGATGACTATGAATACGAATTGGTTGACGGAGAATTAATTGAAATTGAGGAATAAAAATAAATTTGCAGGTTAAAAAAATTATCCATATCTTTGTCGAAACATTTAAAATATAAAAAATATGAATTTAGAAAAAGCACTTTACCCAAAAGCTAATAAGCTAAACAAAAACGGAAAAATAGACATAGTAGATGCCGACTTGGATTTAATAAAATGCCAGGTAGTGGGAGACTCTGTTGAGATAAATACTAAGGATTATACATATTTAACATTAACCAAAGATAATTTACTTATTTTGATTGCCGCTATTGATGAAATGGAAAATAATTTAG